ATGAAAAAATTATTATGCGTAATGTTATCTGTAATTATGATTATTGCTTTAGTGGGATGTGGTTCAGACACTAAAAAACAAGAAACAACCAAGCAGCAAGTAACAACTTCCTCTGCTAAACCAAGTTCTAATGAGAATTCAACAAAAAAAGAATCTGTTGATAACGGCATCTTCGCTTATGCTAATGCAGATAAATCTGGAACAAAAAAAGATACTACAGAACCCGATAACAGTCAGACACAAGCCGCAACAGAAACGCAAACAAAATCTTCTACTAATGTAATTGAAGCTCAACCTGAAAATCGAGCTGAAAATCAGCCTGATAAACAGGATACACCTTCATCAAACGTATCTAGTAATGAAAATAATGCTATACGAAAAGCTAAAGAATATTTAAACACTATGCCATTTTCATATGACGGTCTTATCAGCCAGCTTCAATATGAAGGATTTTCATATGAACAAGCAACTTATGGTGTAGATAATTGTGGTGCTGATTGGAACAGCCAAGCACTAAAAAAGGCTAAAAACTATTTAGATACCATGGCTTTATCTCAACAAGGTTTAATAAACCAATTAGAATATGAGAAATTTACTGAAGAACAATCTATTTATGGAGCTGACAATTGCGGTGCTAATTGGAATGAACAGGCTGCAAAAAAAGCAAAATCATATCTTGATATCATGTCATTCTCAAGAGATAGCTTAATTTCTCAATTAGAATATGAAGGATTTACTCATGATCAAGCTGTTTATGGTGTAACTCAAAATGGATATTAACACAAAGGGAAGGCTCAACACCTTCCCTTTTTACTATATTACCTGATAGTTTACACCCTTTCAATATTGCAGATATTAATTGCACATGTTACATCATAGTCTGCAATAGAACCATCATCATTCAAATCTTTAACTATACCAATAACAACTCTGTCTCCCTTAACTTCGATAACATCATATTCATCATAATACATCACGAATGAACCGCCATCATATGTTGCATTTACAAGTACTCTTACCTTATCACCGACATTTATAGATGTATCAGTTTCTGAAGGCTGATTGCCATTGTCTGCTGAATCAATGCATTCATCATTAATCCAGCCTGTTCCATCATTAATAAGGTATGGATTGGCAGCCCCAGGGATAACCCTTGTGATTGTTCCACTTGTAAATCCTGCTGAAGGTGTAAGACCTTCTTCTGATGTTGAAGATGCATATATTCTGTCATATTCTACATAATCACCTTCATGATACATTGTATCTGTGCTTGTAGAATCTGCGACCTCATCAGGCTCTGTTGATGTATCTTCATTACCTGTATTGCCAATAAGCTGATCATATACTTCATCTCGCATAATGTCATAATCAACTCTTGCACCATCATCAAGATGATGGTCGCTTGATTCCTGTGACATAGCGAATTTATCATCACATATTTCTCCATCATCATTCCAGTGAGCTTCCCATATAAGCGCACCATGTTCAATAAGCTCATCTACATTCATGTAAGTGTTTAACCAGCTATGACTAGCATAGATTCCTTTAGCCTTAATATCTGCCAGTTCATCAAGCCAAACAACAGCTAATGCCTGTGTACTATAATAATCAATACCATGTCTTTCCTTATATCCGTCAGCATCCTCAATATCAAGGAATACCCCTATAGGATTGCTCTTGTTATACCACTCTCTAATGTGTGCTGCTTCACTTCTTGACTGCTCATCAGAAGCTGCATACTGGTATAAATACAACGCATATGGTATATTTCTGGCTTCACACTCATCTATGTATGTCTGTGCCATGGTGTCACACTGGCTGCACTCGCTATCATCCGCGCTTAAATCACTTCCATATCCACAGCGAATAATTACAAAATCATAATTATCCTTAATATAATCAAAATTAATATCCCCCTGATGGCTACTTATATCTATTCCTTTTTTCATAATTAAATCCTTCTTTCTGTTTTAATTCAAAAAAGGAAGGCTGTTACACCTTCCTTAAAATAATAAGTATCAATTTCGCGTTACTTAGGTATTAATTATCTTTAATCTGCTTATAAATCTGATTTACACCAGTACTAGCAAGACCTGACATAATGCCAATGCTGATGGCAGTAATAATATCTGTTGCAGGGAAATCAGGCATGATATACATTGCAGGAATTGCAATGATTCCACCAATAACACCCACAATAACGGGAATAAGCTTATCAGGAGTCTTACTCCAAGCTTTGCAGCCTATTCCTGCTAAATAGCAGATAACAACAATTGGTAATACTGTTACATAGTTTGATAAATCCATAGCTTAACACCCTTACCCTTTCTTCTCTAAATCTTCAATCCTATGGTTTGCGACCTTGATTTTTTCTTCCTGAAGTGCGGTCAGTTCTTCAAGCTTAAATGTCCTTAAAATAACATTGTTATGCTTATCAACCCGTTTTGTTAATTCAGACAGCTTATAATCAATCAATGCTATTGTTTTGTTGTGCATTACATAGTTATTCACCAAGCAAACAACTAATGTAACAAGTGCTGTTATAATAGCTTCCATTCATGCCCTTCCCTTTCTTTTTCTTTAAATTTTGATGTTAAAAAGGCACCTCAAAGCTATGAAGTGCTTTAATCAATTATTTTTTTGAATGTTAGATTGCCATTGGTTCTAGGCATAAAAGCAAATTTGCCAAGCTGCAAGCTGTTCGTATATTCGCCATCTGTTATATACAGCTTTCTATTGCTAAAATATGCAACTTCTGTATTGTTCTGAAAAAATGATATTCTGTCATTTGCAATTTTCAGTGTAAGTTCACTGCCTGCTTCTCCCAATACAATATTGCCATCAACAAACCTTATGTACTTGCTAATCTCACGAAATCTTGTATCAGCATTGTTAGATACATCATCAATATTCTTAGTAAGATTATTAAATTGCATCTCAAATCCTTTTGCTGTATGTTCCAAAGATGAACTTACTGCGCCCACAAGATTATCTGTTGCATCTTTAGTATAATAGTTTTCTGACATTGTCTGCTTTAAGCTTTTTTCAGATGTACTTATATCCGCTGTAAAACGCTGCTCAAGCTGTGTTATTGTGCTTGACATATCATTAACCACAACCCATGATGTACCATTCCACTGCTTTAAAGTTGGTGGATTTACAGATGTATCTAACCACATATAGGTTTTATCCGCTGGCTCAGTGTCGCTTTGGATTGCTGCGTCCTTTCCGCGCTCTCCTATCATGCCGACACAATAAGCAACACTTGAAGTATTATCTGTATAGATTGTTTCTGTTCTCGTCCACAGATATTGCCCAGCACTTACAACAGGTATTGTTGTTAGCCATGTTCCTGAGGGAATAACAGTTCCGCTTGAAGATGCCTGATATGTAACCGTTGTTGAGCTGATACCTTTTCCGTCTTTACCTGGCTGTCCTGGTTGTCCTACCAGTCCATCTTCCCCTATTCTGCTTATAGAATAACTGGTAGATGTCGTTTTATCTGTGTACGTTATAATTGTTCGGGTCCATAAATACTGCCCTGGTAATGTTTGTGGAATATCCGCGGACCATTCACCTGTCGGCACATCTACACCAGACGTACTTGCCTGATACGTTATATCTGTTGTATCAATGCTTTTACTATTCAGCTTAATATTCGTAACTTCATTTCTGACTGTTTTAACATACTGATTAAGCTGCTCCATCTGTGATAACTGCTTATCCGTTAATGTCTTATATGTTGTTCCTAGTGTAAGCTTAGTGTTTTCAGGTTTAAGCAATTCCCGTGTGAGCTGCTTTACAATAAAATTCTTATTCTGAATAGAATGTGGCTTTGTGTTTACCTTGACATATCTGCCAATCCTGAAACTGTTTACATTTGCCACCTCTCCATCTATGGTTGCACCATTCAGGTCGGCAGCATTTACCGAAATAGAAGCTGTAAACTGTGCCATATTGTCAATGTATGCCTGTCCTTTGGTCTTAAGATTAGATGGAAGTGTTACATCATCCCAAGTGTTGGTTGTAAAGATATAACCATACTTATCCACGGCTTCTGCGTTATACACAAAATCAACATTGTTATTAACATCCTTGATTGTTAATCTCTCACCAGTCTCATTGCCCTGCTCATCTTTAAGCTTATATCCAAGAGGAATAAGAGCTGTTGCAAAGTTTTCTGCCTTAGTGTTCTTTTCTAAATCAAGCAGATTCTTTCCAAACTCTATAACCTGATTACTCAGCACTTCAAAATCCGCAAGGTAATCAATGTAAGTGCCATCTGCTTCATGGCGCACCCACAAATGACCGCCAAGATGGTCAATAAGCTTTGCGTTTAACTCATCCCATGTACTTACATAATCGCTATTAGACCTTACTATGTAATCATTCGGATCTGTTACGGTTATATTGCCGACCTTAAACTGCCTTGCTTCATCTACCTGTGCATTATGGTTATTAATATACTGTGTAAACAGCTCTGCAGGTGTTCCACTTTGCCCTTCAGCAGGAAAGGAATACGGTCTTTGAATAGAATCCAATAAAAAAGCAAGTTCCCCTTCACAAGAAACCTGCTTTTCATTATAGAAACCTGTTTTTTCATCATAAACCCTGCCCCTGAACAATGGCTCTTTTATTCCATCTTCATACACAGTTATGATAGATTTCATTTTTTCTATGAAATTGTAATACGGATGGTCAGGATAGATGGTAAATGTGAAGGAACCCACCTTGTTATCCTCCTGACTAACCTTTGGATTGATAAGCTTAAGCTGTTCCAATGATGTATCTAATATCCGCTTATCATCACTAAATGCGGTTATTCTCATCACAAGCCCCCTTCCTGATATGTGAAGGTGATATTGCCTGTTCCTGTTACCGTTACAGAATTATTGCCTTCTACAAGCTCCAATGTAGGGATTGTAAAAGTTCCTGCGTTAACAATTGTTGATGTACCGCCAAATGTTATTGTCATTGAATTTGTTGTTGTAATGGAAGGAACTACCTTTCTCCTTGAATTAACAAGAGTAATAGATGCTGAACCATTAACCGCCTGTGTTACAACTGTCGGCAGCTCCTTGTACTTCCACGGTTCACATGTACATTCAATACTTATCTGACCAATGTTTTTATTTTTAGATAAAGCTGATACTTCCAGCCTTCCTACATAATAATATTCTGGATCATCATCAAGCACAATCTTCATTCTTTTTCCGTGGAGCGTATTCAATATGCTTGAATACAGTTCCAAAAAATCAGATTGATTCACTATTGTATTGAAGCTGAATGACAAAGTCCTACTTTTGTATTTAGGTTCACCAAAATACTCTGTATAATCAATCATTCCATGTGCGCCATCAACATCAACATAATTGGTCTTAACCGTAGCACTTCCAATCTCTTTTTCTGTTAATATTAAATTAAAATCATCATAAGAATGATAACCACCAAATGTTACACCAATCATATTATTGTCCTCTCCTGCTTGCTGCGCTTATATCTCCAAGTGCCGAATCCATTGCAGGTGCTAATTCACCAACAAGAACATCTCCATTCAAATAGATTTTGTCATTTCCCCTGCTTGCAATCATATCCATAAGCTGATTAAGCTTGTCTATAATGGCTGCAGTACTGAAAGAAGCATTGATTGTCGGTGCAGGATTGTGTCTGTAATTATTTGTATTAACAGAGTTGCTTCCTGATACCACCATTTTATCAATCAGGTTTTCAACAGGTTCTATTGCATCCTCTTCATTTTCTTCAACACCGTTTCCGATACCTGGAGGAATAAATGCACCAACTTCTTTAGCAAAGGCCTTTGATGGTGAATGTATATCTGCTTCATCCTTTGCTGCAAATATACTCTTCTTTATAAGTGAACGTATCTTTGTAAACAACGAACCTGACTTTTTATCAACACCTGAGCTAATACCATCAACCATATTTTCACCAACAGATGATGTATCCGCTTCATCCTTTGCAGATTTAACGGCAAGCTTTGATAAATCAGACATTTTTTCCATCAGTGAATTTTGCTTGCTTTCAACACCATCTTCATAGCTTAATACAGCACTTGAACCTGCTTTTGCATATTCTTCCGCTGCATTTTTAGCATATTCCTTGGCATCATTCAGTCTTGTTTCAATGGACTTCTTCTGCTCTTCCGTTGCAGAATTATAATAACTTCTAAGAAGTACATAATAATCCTGTGCATCATTCTTCTGCTGTTCTAGAGTCTCTTTCTGCTTCTCTGCACTCTCTCCTGCAACATCCGCTGCTGTCTTATAGGATTTTCCTAATTTATCCATATATTCAACCGCTTCTGTTACATTACCTTGTAAAATCAAAGTTGAAGCATTCTCATATGTGCTTATATCATCATAATATTCAAATATTTTGCTCTTGGTTTCATCATAATCGCCTTGAAGCTTCTTTAAATTTTCTGATTCTGAATCATAAGCCTGTTTCGCTGCATTCATTTTATCAAGGTACGCTTTTTGCTCCCAAGCAGATAAATTTGCAGCAGCTTCACTAAATTCAGCCTTAGCTTTATCATACTCAAGCTCTTTTTCACTAACCTTATTCTGCTGTTCAATGAGTTCTCTTTTTTGCTTATATGCACTTTCTTCCAACTCAGTTAGATTCAACAATGCATTTTTATACTTCTCTTCCTTTGCTGACAAAAGAATTTCTGCCTTCTTGGCTTCAATTGCACTATAAACGGCTTCGGTCAATTCCTGAATATTAATTTTCTGATCTTCCGTCATTTCAAATTCAGTACCCAGAGCCTGATTCAATTCATTAAGAATAAATTCTGCTCTTGCCTTATCAGCATCTTTTACATTACCCTCTTCATCACACAAAGTCTGTAATTCTTTCCATAATCTTTCAGTGTTAGCAACTTCTACTAAACTTGATTCCGCCTTTTCATCAATAGCGGTTTGCTGATCACGCAAAGCTTGAATGTTTTCATGTCTAGCTTCTGACTCTTCATTTATCTTTTTAGTTCGTTCTGCTGTTTCATCTGTTTCATTTTTAGCAGCAATTGTAACTGCACCAATTGCAATTGCTAATGCTCCAAGCGCAGTAACAACTAAACCGATAGGATTAGCAGCCATAACTGCATTAAATGCTCCCATTGCTGTCGTAGATGTCTTAAGTGCTGTTGATACAGTTGTAACAACAGACATTCCCTTTAAAGCAGCAACTGTAAATCCAACTGCGATTGTAAGGCCTTCAAATTTATCAATACAGAATCCCAGTATTTTAACAGCTCCTGGAAGGGCTTTATCTATAAGCCAGTCAAGAACAGGCTCAATCTTAGTCAAACCCTTCTCTATTGTTGGCTGTAGCTTATCCACCTGCTTCTGTATCTTAGGAAGGTTTTTTTCTGCCTTAGTAAGCAACTTATCTACGGTAGGCATTAACTTCTGTCCGAGTACTGTAAACATATTAGCAATTTGATTCTTTATCTTCTTAAATGACGCAGCAGATGTAGAAGCCATTTTCTTATAAGCTTCTTCTGTAGCGCCTGCGCTGTTCTTCATTGCATCTATGTTTCTTGTAACACCTTCAATGTTATTAGCAAGTACCTGTGCAGCCATACCACCTTCAGAAGAGCTAAACATACCAATAATACTGTCGCCTGTCTGCTCACTGTATTGTCCTAAGATGCCAATAACATCAAGAACGGTGTAGCCTTCTGCCCTAAGCTCTTGAAAGCTCTTTTTCTCGCCTAATACACTTTCAGTTGCATTTTCAAGCTGTGTATATAATGTATCACTTCCAGTTCCCAACTCCTTAATCATACTGTTAAGGTAAGTTGTTGTTTCTGCTGTAGCAATACCATTGGCTGTCATTGTGGCATAGTATCCGCACAATTCATCTAAGGATACACCAAATGTATTGGCGGCAGGGATAACTCTACCCATAGCTGCTGCCAAATCTCCAACAGTGGTTTTACCTTTATTCTGTGTCATTATCAGCTTATCTGATATGCTCTCTGCATCTGCAGCACTCATACCGTAAGCATTAATGGCTGTTGTCATAATATCAACCGCTGTTGCTGTATCAGTGAAACCACCCTTGGCAAGCTTCATGGCTTTAGTTGCAAAATCAATTGCATCCGCCTGATCTACACTGGCAGAGATAGCCTGATAAATAGATTCACAAAGTTCATCTGTAGAAACATTCATTTCAGATGAAACCTGCATTATTCTCTTTTTATATGCTTCAACATCAAGTGCATTAGTATCCAGAAGTGTGCTAACCTTTGCAAAGCTTGTCTCAAAATCTGCTGCCGACTTAATAGCAAGTGTTCCAATTGCTGTAGCTGCAGAAGCAACTGTCGTAGCAATTTTGATTCCGAACTGTGCAACTTCATCTGCCGCCTTGTTAAACTGCGTAGCAAGCTTCTCGCCGTTCTGCTTCGTTTTATCTATATCTTTATTTGTTTCTTCAACACCTGTTAATGCTATAGTTCCAAGCAGCTTAAATACTTCCAAATATAAAGCCTCCTCTCTTTTTTGCATAAAAAAAGCACCCTCATAGGTGCTTTAACATGTGTCTTTAGTTAGAGTTTAAAATTTTTCAGTATGCTTTTCGCATTGTCATAAGCTGTTTTAACTTCTGCATCCGACATAGACAGATTACTAATGCCCTGATGTTGCTGTGGTCTTTGCTCTGCTACCTTTGTGCCATAAACAATCTCATTTTTCCATGCTGCAAAGGTCTCTCTTGAATTGCTGGAAAGATAAGCTAACCATAATTTATTATCTTCTTCCTTTTCAGCTTCTTCATTTTTTCGCTTAACAACATGCTTTGCAAAATCATATAATCTGCCTGTCTTAAGCATCCTGTTAATCAACTCATTAGGGCTTGCATACTTCTCATACAGCAAGCCCATAAACTCAACATAGCCTATCCGAGTAATGAAGAAGCAACCCTGAAAGAATCAATGAATCCATCCTGCTTAAATACGTCAATAATCATCTGTACATACACAGGCAGCTTAAGATGTGCAACTTCCTCAACTGTCATACCCGATACAGATGCTAAAAGCGAATAGATATCCTTCTTAGCAACCCTGTAATTCTTTACGACAATTGCAGCAATATTTACCATAACATCTATGCCAACCTCTTTGATTAAATCATTATTGACCTCTTTTCCTTCAACAAGCCTGTTAATCTCTTCCTTTCCAAAGCAATCTGCAATCTTGTCAATGCCAATCTTGTCAATAATACCTGCAAGATAATCAAGATCATCTGCTTCAATAGGTTTCAATGTATATGGCTTCTCTATAATAACCTCAGCTTCTGTTTTCACTGTTTCTGTTGTTGTTACTTCACTCATGTTTTATCTCCTCTCTTATGCAGTTGCTTTATTAGGATAGAAAATGTATATAGGTAACTTATCAAATACATTTCCCTTAAAATCAGCTGTAGACTTAAATGTTGTAGCGCATACGGATGTTTCCTTATTCTTGTTATCAAGTTCAAGGCCTGAAGAACAGATTGCATTTTCAAAGATTGCAATAATTTCTTTACCATCTGTCATTGTACCGACAAACGCAATGTTATCAAGGTAATCTGATAACTCAATCAATGACTTAGTCTCAATCTGTGTATATCCCTTAATTAAGCTGTCTGCTTCCTTTCCAACAATTGCACGTTTAATGGACTCAACTGTATGCTGTGCAAGATTAACTTCAAGTGTTCCTGTTTCACCTGTCTTCTGATTAAGACCTTTGATTTCAACTGTCGCCCCATCAACCTCAATTGGTGTTATTTCAGGAACAATTGAAAGCTTATTGCCACCATTTGTGGCACCAAGAACATGCTCCTCATCATCAGTCCAAGCTCCTGTTACATAATCACCAACAGTAGGCTTTGTATAACTTTTATCAAGACCTATGAATGATACGTTAGGTGTTAATTTACCGATTCTGATTTCCGTATCCTTTTCTGTTGCAGAGTTATCTGCTATAACTTTAAGTGTACCTTCTGGCTGTGTTGAACCTGTTGCGTCAACCTTGCTATAAACATACTTGAAATTCTTAAATACAACACCTGCTCCAAGTAAAAAATCATTAGGTGTGTTGCTGTTAATACCTGATTTTCTCATAGTTTTGCTCCCTTCCATTCTTTAACTTTTAAATTAACTGTCATGCTTTTAAGATCCATATTCTCATTCCTAATAGGAAGAGCATTTGCATAAAAAATAGCCACCACTGAACCGCTGTCAGTAGTGACCAATTTCCCTGATGTCTCATCAAACAATTTCTTTATTTTTTCTTTGTCCTGCTCTAATTCCAAAGCAGTACCCCTTGTAAAACCTGACATAATGAATGTGCTTTCAGACATGCCATCTTCATTAAGCGGCTCTACTTCCTGATACTCACCAACCCAATAAGGATAAGCAAGGTCAGAAGTCCACTCATAATACTCATAATTAATACCTGCATCCGTAAGCAGCCTATCAATTATGCCTAATGCTTCAATTGTCATATCACACCTCATTCACCAATCTTGGCTTTAAATATCTGTTCTGCTCTTCTAATGATAGCAGATTTACTGTCATTGAAAGCTTTCTGCAATGTGTGCTGTGGTCTTTTACCATTAGTCTTATAGAAAGCCTTTCCATGTTTTCCATATACAATAACAACCTTACCGTTAAATGTAGGCTTCTTTTTCCCATTGTAGCCGTCTACTGGAATATACCAAGGATTCTTTCTTCCATCCTTATTAGCCGCCCATTCACCAGTTCCAAGTTCATTCCATATTGCATTTTCAAGACCACTTCCAATTGTTGCTTCACCTTTAGATTCATCTACATTGGCTTTCCATGAACCCTTTAGCTGTCCTGTATCAACAGATGTATTTCTAGCTGCTTCTGATGCAATTTCACCTGATGCTTCAAGTAAAAAAGCACCAACAGCATCTTCAATTGCTCTATTTACCTTCATTGTATTGTCAATGAATTCAACATCTGCCATATCACTGTCCTCCTGTGTAAGCAAGATATATTTCAAGCTGCTTATGTAAATTCATAGGGTCGTCAATAACCTTTACATCATATGTAGCTCCATCTATAAGAATCCTGCTGTTTTCAGCCTTTATTCTGCCGTCAAGCTCCTTATAATCTGCTACAAAGATGTGCGTTGATTCCTGAATCTTAGCATTATAGCTTGTATATCGTGAATCACCTGCCTGAAGGTCAATGAATCCTGTAAGAGTGTCAACTGTCTCCCAAGTCTTGACTCTTGAACCTGTGGCATCTTTGGTTGTGCCTGTATTAATCTGAATTATAGCTGTTGTATTGCCGCCTATCCTATTCATACAAGCACCCCCTTAGAATCTTGCTTTCTTGTAAGCATTTAAGAATGAAACATACTTCTTCGGAACACCAAATGAACCATCAATATCAGTTTCCGAAGTATCCTGCGCATATGTGACAGAATGTCTGCTTAATGTTTCTGATTGTATATTCATTTTTGATGTGTCGCCACTGTTTATGTCCTCATTCTTAAGCTTCCATCTGATAATATCCACAGCACCCATCTTAACATCCTTTGGATAGAATATCTTAGTAACAAGCACATGGGATTCATCCGTTAAAGCTACGTTTAGACCCATACAGCCGTTTTCTAAATCAATGCCTGTAATTGTATATAAGCCACCATTAAAGGCAGATTCTGAAATCTGTACAGTGTCACCAACCTTGAATAAGGTTGATGCATACTGTAAACCGCTTGTGGATGATACATTACACCTGAATCGTCTGTTTCTATCCTGGAAGTTATTATTGGTATATTTTCTAATCAACAGTTCCAGTGCCTGAAGCTGCGCATCAAGCACCAAATCTGTCTTATCTGTTGTAATAAACTGCCTTAGTTCTTCAATAGTCATTAACATAAGGGAACACCCCCTTATTTCTTAAACTTAGCAAGAACAACTTTAGCTGTATTAGTAAGTGCAACACCATAATACTTAGTAGCAGTAATATCATGCTTCTGCTTCTTAGGAAACCACTCATGATCAACCTGTGTATTCTTCTTTAAGAAGATTGTAATTGCTGCCAGCTCATCTTCTGTGTACTCTGTTTCTGATGAATCAGGTTCCATCTTAAGGACAGGGCATACATAATACTGATTAGCTGCTGCAAGGTCCTTTACCTTGTTTCCAATCTCTAATTTAACAGTAGGATCTACCTTGGCCTGAAGTTCAGCTATATTATCAGCTGTTACTGCTGTTCCTGATGATGCATCAACCGCTGCTGTAACAAGTCTAACTTTCTTAGATTTCTTAATCCAAGCTCCAGCAATCTTACCAATAGCACCATTTACTGCAACACCTGCTGTAAATTTATCCGCTGATAAGAAATTAGGATCCTTCAGAAGTGTTGCTTCCTGTGCAGGATTAATGAACATTACCTTCTCAATACCATCTTCTTCATCAAGGAATGATGTATTAGCATCAACGATTCCTGCATATGAAATCTGTGCAGCACCATCACCTGATGTCTTCTTTGATGTATATGCTGCTGCAATTACATCATTGTCGACCTTTCCTACAATTGCCTTTGCAAGCTGAGTTTCAGCCTGTCCAATAGGATTTCCTTTACCTGAATTAATAGCTGTCTGAAGAACCGAAACAGCCTTTGCAGCACACTTAATAGTAAATGTTGTGCTTGATGCAGTAAGATTAGTTGTTGGAATTTCTTTGTCAGTATCAGCCGCCGCTTCAACATCAAAATCATCTGCATCTCCAATATAATCCCAAGACGGAACCGTTACTGTATCACCTGGTACACCTTCAAGGGTATCATCAACCTTTGCATATGGTGTAATCTTTGCCTGTGCTATAATCTTGGCTTCAATCATGTCTCCCATGACCTGTGGATTAATAACATCATTTAACTTTGTTGTTGCCATAATAATCACCTTTTTAACCTTTCTTTTTTAAGAATTCATTGCTGCTGCATACGCTTCAGGATTTTCCTGCGCAATTCTTGCCCTCTCAGCATATGGCTTCTTTAGTAATTCTTCTTTTGTGAGTGTTCCTGTAGTTTCACCATTCGGAAGCTTATTAGGGTTTAAAACCTGATATCCGTCATTGTTATCAGAAACAGACTCAAACATTGTTGGGAACTGTGTCTTTAAGCCAGAAAGCTTATCACTCCATCCCTTGATATTGTCGTTTTCATCAAGCTCTAAGGATTCACCTTTCTCCTTCAGCTTTTCATTCAGCTTATATGTAAGATAGTCAACGTCCACAGCCTTTTCAGACATAAGGGCAACCTTGACTGCCGACTTAATCTTGGTTTCCTGTAGTTCTGCCTGTAACTGTGTGTTCTGCTGCTCATACTGTGTAAACTTATCCTGCATACCTTCATTGTCTTTAGAAGCCTTCTTTAAATCTTCAATAAGCTGGTTGGCATTAGTAAGCTCTGTTTCCTTGCCTGTTAATGTATCCTGCAATGCATCATACTTACCCTTACCCACATACTCACCGCTTGCAAGGTTGCCAAGTTTAACCTGCTTATCCTTATTAGCTTCATCTCCGTTGTAAGCATCAAGCTTTGCCACAAGCTGTTTAAAAAGTTCTTCTCCTAAGATTGCTTTTAAAAATTCCATATCATTATTCCTTTCTTCACTACTGTTTTTAAATGTGGTGCCGCCACTAGTATGACCTTTTAAATGCCTTGTCAAGGGCATATTTGAACAGTTTAAGTGCCTTATTCAGGGCATATAAAAAGCACCTTGGTATATCTATAATGGATATACGAAGGTGCTTTATTTTTAATTTATTCAATTAGTTCCATTGTCCTTGTCTCTATCTCATTGGTGATTTCATGTAATAATTCAATCAGCTCCGAGAGCGTCATTTTACCCAACTCCATTACTTTACCAACACCTCACGGATTGCCTCAAGGTCGTCTACTGTAAGTGCTGGATAGTCCGCTGCAATATCTCAAACTTTTGTTACAAATCATCATAACACATAGGCATTGCACCTCCTTGCATTTAAAAAACAGCCCGAAGGCTGCTTTTTCATTAAATTCACTTTATATTTCTTCCTCTTCTGGATTTTCTTTAATATCCATCAAATCATTATACTGTTCTTCTGTTATTCTTCCAATTGCAAAGAAAACGTCAATCTTATTTTTCAGGTCGTCTGTAAGACCATTTCTCTCTTTTAGCTTTTTAAGTGTTTTAAATAACATTACATTACCTCCAATTCTGTAAGTGCGACAGCATATTCACTGTTTACATATGCTTCTGCTGTCGCAAGATCCATGTCATAAATATAATCTCTGGTATCTCCTATCTGTTGCTTTATGTAATCCCATCCATTTTTCATGCTTAATGGGTAATTAAATTTTGTATAGCCATCCAGTTGCTCTGATGATATGCAAATGTTAGTTATTGGATAATATGTTTGCAGATTCTTAAACGAGTTGAATTCTTTATCTGTAAGGTTAATTTCAGATTTGTCATATCTCACATATGTAAGTGTTACATTATTGTTTGATAACCAATTCTTAAAGTCTTCTAGTGTTGTTTTTCCATAATCACCGAAGTTAATTACTATCTGTACAATTCCCGAATATGCATTTCTATAAATCTTTCCTATCGTGTTAGTATATCCATTTACTAAGCCAAAATGGGTACAATATCCAAACTCCTTCATTGCTGTTGTGCCTTTTGTTACCAATGTAAATTTATCACCATCTATACTTGTAGATTTCTTCCAGTTCTCCGTACCTTTTAGTATAATGGAGTCTGTCATTTTGATAAGCTTTTTACTTTCAACATCAATATAATCACTTATATACTGCTGTCCGTCAATCGTAATATTTCCGCCTGAGCTAACATGAATCGCATTAAGTGTATACGGAAAACTCGCTTCTTGTTCCTTATATGGTTCATATTCCGTACATTCTTCGCCTTCTTCAATTTGTATATTTCTAATCGTAATTTCAAAAAGTTCGTCCTGTATGGTTCTTCTGAATTGAATATAAAGACAACCTTTTTTAATTATTCCTTCAGCCACAAATGTTACTGCAATTTTATTCTTCCCACTTTTAATATTATTATCTTTTACTAGCAAATTTCCCGTAATAACATTCTGAAATGCATTCAAACAGAATATTCCTGGATTAGAAGTTTCATATTCAAAACTAATAGTGTATTTTTTTCCTTTCTGGGTGTTAATTTTACCACTATAATTAACGAGAACACCTATATAATTACTTGTTGTGTCTGAAAGCTTATATTCTTTTCCGTCTTCGCATTGTATAAGATTCTTACCACATATCATAACGCTAGGATTTAAGACATTTCTTATTTCCTGCGGGTAGTCTGGGTTCGGGGACGGAATACCGCCAACATAAGGTTCATAAGCTAATTCTTCACTTCCTACAATTAACATTGCTTTTGCCTTTTCCAAACTGGCTGTACTATCTGTAGTTATTTTTGCGTAATAACTCATTGAAACTACATTTTCAGGTACAATAAAAGTGAAAATGCGCTTGTTAGAAATATAAATGCTTTTTATTAAGTTATTTGAATCATCAAATAACTTAATTTGTCCATCAGTACTCACTACACCTAATGAAAATGTATATGTCTCACCAGTGACAATTTCTATTGTTCCTTCATTTAAATATTTTTGATTAGAACAAATATAGTTTCCATCATTAAATACAATTACATTTTCATCTTTGAGTAAATTATACCCCTTATATTGTTTCTGCTCACTCCGACCATATATAAACATATCCTGTATCTTACCGTTGTCTGAATCTTCTAAGTGATTTTCGCCAAGATTGCTTGCGTAGAATTTTGTTATTTTCTTGTCTGTTAACTCATTTAAATATTCCTTTGTTTTTCCAAGTTCTTGTGTATTCATCTGTATAGTAGAATCGAGAGCATCTGTCTTATCCTTTATATTACTACAAATAGCTATTAGCTGTTGGTATACATCTGGTGTCGGTCCTTCTGCTGTAGCTGTTCCAACAGGTGCGCCATCCTCAATTCTGTATTTCAGAACCGTGGATGTTTTAACACCGCCTTCTCCGTCTACCGCTCTAATACCGATATACATATATCCCTTATTCTTTAAAACCTCTGACGGTATCTGCGTTTTACCTTTCTCAAGGATTTTTTCATAGACAGCCTGCGGATTTCTTGCAGTAAAAAACACTGCACTTGCAGTTAATCCACTCCAAAATTCATCTAACTCTACACTAAAATCAACAGTATTCTTATCTCCTGATGCAACTGTCGGTGACTCTACTGCTGTTAGCACCTGGTCTTTTGTTTTTGCGCTTATCGTTGTCATATATTGTCTCCTTCCTTAACTCTTCCTTAACATTACGCTGTTCTCTTCCACATGTAACAGGTGATGTATGGCTGTAAAATACTATGAGCCTGTCCACCACCTGTATTTTCTGTATTATCTACATATCTTCTACGACCACCAACCTGCAAACCTGATGTTAAAGCTTCTTTAGATGTCAATTCTCCATCACTATGCTGTAAATTGGTAAAATATTTATGATTATGACTTGGCATCTCATCTTCTGTTAAAACATGTGTTTTATCACCGCCAATTTTTTCAGCTTTATCGAAATCCTCGTCATTTGTATCTACACCAACAGGAACTCTGCCACTTCCCCACTCAACCCATATTCCGCCAAAATATTCAGATGGATTTACATTTATAGTTGAAATATAAATCGACCCTACAGGATATACACCTTCAACCATACCCTCAAAGATTGCATTAAGTTTACATTCAAAGCCATCTCGCTCTGATGCTTTTCCAAAAGAAATCCCCTTACCTGACGCATTAAAATCAATCAGAGCGAAGGCTGTGGATACATCTACTTGCTGTGATGTAGTAGAAAAAGCATCCTGTACCACGAGAAGCACGTTATATCCGTAATCAACATCTGCAGATATAATTGCTGTACCTTCCCAAGTGTAATCATCTTTATATGTTAGATGTGTAGTATAATATGTTGCGTTTTGCATCTTATATTGTAGTGTAAACACCTTATTATTCTTATCATTCAAAGCTGTTATAGAAGCCTTATATGTCACCTTCATATAGGCACCTTCTTCATAAAAAGTACCATCTGATATACATCTAACCACTGCCAATTTCTCAATATCAGGTGCAGAATAAGCCAATACATTAATTGTTATCGTCTTTGTTACCGTTCTACCTCTACTGTCGGTAACAGATACATTAATTGTATTTTCTCCTGCTGCAGTAAGAACATCTGTGGTTGCACCGTTAAAAGCATAATTCTCACCATTGGCAGTTATCTTATAATTTTTTATTGTACTTGAATAACATCCTGCTGCTGTAACTGTAACTTTAACCTTAGATTTATTCTGCACATAAGCACCATATGTAGCTTCATACTTGTATGGATCCATGCAATCTATATCGGATATCTTTGGTACAGCACTTGACGGAACTGTGGCAGTAAATGTTATTGTTTTACAACCAATAAGGCTGTCGCCAAACGTATACAAATAAAATGTAATGTTTGCACTTGTATTGTTTGGAATCTTATTCATCAAGTCAGTTGGTATCGTCCATGTATAACTATCACCAAACCCTGCTGTTATTCCAACTGCATCTCCGCCATTAAATGAATAATACAAATGATGTGTAAAGCTGCTTGAAGCTCTGTTCGTGTATATTGTGATTTCATCTCCAAAATCAACGTTATAAGCATCCAGTGATGGCTGTGAAGTTCTTGGAATATGTGTTGTTGATATTGTGAATTCATTTGAATCTGAACTGAAGGTATCATGCTCAACGTAGCATTCAAGCGTTACATCCAAATCTCCTTCTGCATTATGGATTCTTGGACCCCATGTATCTTCTGCAACGTATATTCCATCACTTGTGATTTTATCGTCTGTTGTTAAGTTATAGGTATACCAATCACTAACATCTCCTACGGATGTTTTTAATCTGTAATAGACTGTTCCTGAGCCGTAAGTGGTATAACCTGTATTAGTTCTATGAATGAATATCTGCGTTCTAAATGTAGATGTATTATCAGAAACACTATAGTCTGTTTCCTCTATTCCAATCTGATATGCAATATACGTATTGCTTGTACCATAATCGCCTGACCATTCCATTCTGTATTACCACCTACCTTTCTTGATATAAATTGATATAAAAAAAGACCATGATAAAAACATGGCCTTAATACTCTAATATTTAATTGCACTAAAAAAGCACCCTGCATTGCTGCGGAGTGCTTTCTAAATCAATCCATCTTCTTTCAATTCTTCTTTATATCTAGATAAAGAATTTATTAAAAAATATTTAATCCTTCTCTATATTTTTAACATGACCGTTTCTATTCCAAAATACATCTTATGGTCATATGCAATTGAATCGTCCTATATTTTTATCTCCATCAAATTCTTCCATTCGAATTTCATCTTCTATTTCTAGAATTTGTTGTAATAAAATTTCTCTCTTTTGTTCATTCACTTCATTTCTTCTTTCAGTTCTTAGCTTCTTTAGCTTAATTATTAGTTCTTCTCTTTTACTCTGATTCTGCATACAATATTCTCCTTCATGGCTTTTCCCTCTTCTTCCAAATCATCAGGAAAATATAAAAGTTCTTTGTGCTTTGATAAATATTCATACTTATTTTCTATAACAACTTCGATCACTTCATAATCTGCACTTGACAGCACTTCTGCTTCTCTATTTCCATACTTTGAAATATGTTGAACACCAACTCCTGTTTGGTTATCTATACATTCAAGTATTACTGTACTTCTTTCATATTCTCGTGCCCCTCCAAACGAAATTGCAGCCCTTTCATTACTCGTCCAACTCTCAATAATTCCCTTTCGTGGTAATATATCTCCTTTTCTTAAATCTGCAAATTGTTTTATATCTTTGTTAGAAAAAGTCATACCACGATAAATACTTCCGTCATATGCTGGCATTTTTGCTATTCCTGTCTTAATTATTTGAGCACTTTCTGTTTCTCCTAAAAGAATTGCTTCATAATCTCCTCCAAAATACTGTAATAAAGAATTATGAAAATCTGTTGCTTCTTTCTCAGAATATCCAGTATCTAACTTAATCTGTTCAAATGCTTTTTTATTATATTCATCAAGCTTATCATCAGGTATCTTTCCATTATACCCTGTGTCTAATTGTCCTCTTTTTATTTTACTACTATTGGAATCTTTTTCAAGTTTCTTTTCTTCTTCTGATATTCCCAAATACTTAGCCTTATATTCCTCAAAATCCTTTGATTTATCCAAGCCAAAGTATTCAGCCCTTTCCTTTAGGATGTCAAGTTCCTTATCATCTAAAGCCCATCTTGCCCTCTGTAGCAAAGCACAACGACAATTACATACATTGGCAGCAGAACCACCAATACCAGGTGCTTTCATCTTTTCACCGCCAACAATGAAATATTCAGCAAGCTCCTTGATTTGCCCGTCTGCCTGTGCATGTGCAGGTCTTGTGTTACCGTCTAGGGCTGCACACCACTGCTTCAACACATCAGCTCCCTTTTTCTTAGCAGCTTCCTGTGCGTCCATTGCGGATTGGTTCTGAATCCTATGCCCTTCTGTCCTTGCAATCCTGATAGAATTATTCTTTGCCTTATTGAATCCAAACATATCAATAGTGCTGTTCATCCCCAAGCTTATCTTCTCGCCTATCTCATTCCAAGATGAGCCGTTTGATACACCTCTTGACACTTCTGCCCTTATACTTGTCTTAAGCTTCTTTACATCTTCGCCTAATCTGTCATAAAGGCTCTTAGAAAGCTTACTGTCTATCTGCAATGCCTTTAAAACCGCATTCTGGTCTATTGGAACAATTAAAGGAATACCCTGACCTGAAATATCATATATAGCGCCAACATAGCCGTTCTGATAACACCTTGTAAGGTAATCGGAAATAGTTGCATATTCCCCTGATTGAAGCTGCGCAAGTGCTGTTTCAAGTTGCGCCCTAATTGCGTTCTGATACTGCTGCTGGTATATAATAGCCTGTATATTCTCCATATCCGTTCTAGTGGATAATTGGGATATATTTACACTGCAATCCTTTATTGCCTGCTTAAACACCTGCTGAAGCTCTTTAAGTACCTGCTTCTCATTATTAAGTTGTGCTTGTAAGATTTCCTTCTGTCTGCTGTTCATCTACTACAACCCCACTTAATACTTTCTGTGCTGTCATTGTTTCCTGTTCCTCATTCTTAGGAAGCTTATCCTTTATATCTTCATAAGAAATATCCAACTGCTCACAAATCAACTGAAGTACTGTTTCATCATCCAATATCTGTGCAAGAGTCATTATCACATTGATTTCTGTCTGCCTTGTCTGTGCTTCTGTTAATGCTATCTGTGCATTTTCCTGTGCATTTGACATAACTTCAGGCTCAAAGCTGAAATACACATCCTTCATCTGATAATCAGTCTTATTAATATCATTGATTTCAGCAAGTACAGGCTTTATCAGCTTTCTTAAAAACTGCTTAAGCCTTACTATCAGCTTGTTTGCTTTTAGTTCCAGCAGAGAATATGCGGCTTTAATTGCAATATTAGTTGTTGCGCTTGTGTCCTTAAGACCTGCCATATTAAGACCAAAACCAAATCTGTATATATTTTTCTCATCAAGCTCAAGCTTTATCTTTCTTGCTTCATACGGAATATCTACAGTCTTTATCTCAACCCCTGCACCTGTATCTGTGCTTTCCATTCCTATCATTTTCTTGGTTTTAATGTTCTGCTGCAATTCATCAAGATTATCACCTTCAAAACCCTTAACAACATGGATTGGTGTATCAAAGTCAACCAGGTTGTTTGACAATGAACAGCTATGCAAATCATAATCATCTATCAGGTCCTTAATTGTCTTAAGACAGCTGAACTGTTTCTTGTTATTATCAAGCCTGAAAAAAGGAATGAATCCAAAACCGTCATAATAGGTCTTTTCATCATTCCCTTTCTTGTATAATGTATGTGGCTTAGGATTGATTGGCTCTGATTTATCTGTATCAATCTTTCCTTCTCCATCCTGAACATAGAAATATGTGTTTTCTTTATCCCATACCTGAATTCTTTTTATCTTCTTATACGATTTTTCGATACGGTCAACATACCAGTAAATCACATAAGCACATCCATCATCTGTATCTTTTTCTCTTACCTCAACAACACTAATGCTATCCGCACACATAAACGACAACCTGTCTTCTGCGTTCTTGTATGCATACATGTAATCAAACCCCTTCGCCTGACACCCTGTCAGCACTTCTGATAATTCTGCTGTAAAATCTTCGTTCTCGTTAAAGTAGGAATCTAATTCTTTCTGCAGCTCTGGAATATCTGATTTAATAAACCCTTCATCACCTGATAGAATATACTGAGTACATTGATCTACAAGCTCTGTAAAGAATGGATGGCTTATCTTGATATTGCTTCTTGTTGTATCTTCAACAAGCTCTCCGTCAGAATTGTAATAGAACAGCCTGTACTGCTTAATATCATGGTCTGCTTCATAGTAAGCCTGTCCTTTTCTTGCAAACAGCTTTCTATCAGAAGCGGCATCATCCTGTATAAATTGTCGTATCTCATCAATTGTTAACATTTATATTCCCCTTTCATCAGCTTAGCTTAAACCAATATTCTTTTTCTCTTTCGCCATTTTTCAATACCATATCTTAGTGCAGCCATAGCATCATCCTGAAAAGCAACTGGCTCATCCAGATATTCACCTGTCTTTTCGTCTTTCTTCCATTTCCATTGCTGCAGCTCCTTTATGGTATTAACACAGGAAGGATATACTCTTATTATTCGCTTGATAGCCTTATCCTTACGAACAACACCCTTTAACCAGTCTATCTGTGCCTTAACAGAGCCATTAGCGCCACCTTTATCAACACCCTTTGCTCTATATCCTGCGTTTTTCCACGTTTTAATTCTGTCAGGCTCTGCAGAATCACACCACATATCCTTGTTTGTCGGAATTCCTGCTTCCTGTGCTAATGGTATAATCTCGGCTGTTTCTTTTTCAAATACATACACTTCTTTCAGAATGTATATATTATCATCTTTAATGCCAAGAAGAAGAATTGCATTTGCATGATTGAAACCAAAATCCTGACCGATTGCAATATCATCATAATCATTCAGATTCTGTGATATATCCGCAACTTCCCAATTGTGAAGAATAAGACCGCCAATCTCTCCCCATTCTCCAAGACCATATATCTGATATCCTTCTGGATCTACAAGTTTTCTTCTTTCCATACGCTGCCTGTAGGCATTGTCAATAAACCTGTTTCCTAGATATGTACTGTGATGTGTCAATACATTACTATCTGGAATATCAAAAAAGACCTTCTTTATCCAGTGATTTTTGTTCACAGGATTGAAGGTCATTCTTATCTGATAGAATTGCCCTGGTGGAAGTTCACCTCTCAATCTATCATCTATTATTTCAAAATCAGCTTGTGTGATTTCCGTTGCTTCTTCAACCCACACATCTGTCAGTTTACCTTTTTGAAATGTGATTGACTTCAGTTTTTCGCGTTGATTTTCATCATTTACACCTCTAAATATTATCTGATTACCGTTAGAAAGACATGTAAGCTGTAAAGGGCTTTGTTTAATGTTCCAATATCTTTTAGCCTTATCACCAAACATGCGGTAAATCGCACCTGTAAGCTCTGCATAAGTACTATCTCTATTGGTTATGTCCGACTTACGAATACATACAAGGTTGCGCCCCTTATCCTGCATCAGCCTTAATATATAATTCTGCGCTGTGTCAACGCTCTTCCCTGAACCTGCGCTGCCTTTCATAACTATGTATCGTTTATGGCTTCTATCAACTTCCTTGAAGCATGGATTCATCTGTACTGAAGTGTTCATAAGGCATCACCACCTTTTATAACCATTATCTTAGGAACATACAACCTGTAAAATGGTTTGCCACAATTTATAATCTTGCATTTCTTGTTATAAACACCAGCCTGTATCTTCCTGAATTTCACAAATCTATACAAATTAAAAAGCAGGAACAACCGCCCTGCTATTGGTCTGATATATTCAACTTCAATCGGTATTCTTTCAATCTTAAACTTACTTATCTTCATCCCCATCTCCATAATCAACTGTAATATTAAGCTCCATATCAGTATCAAGTTCAACCTTATCTGTATAAAGACCATATCGCTTACCAAGTAATTCAGCAGCTTTCAGCCTTTCCTTCTCTGATGGTTCTTTAAGGACTGTCCTTGCTTCACTGCAACCATCACCTATTCCCTCTACAACTATTTCCGTTGACTGACTTTTACCTCTCATAACAGAAGTAAGATACTTAAGAACTTCGTCCTGACTTGCAATAAGCTCTGATTCCTTTTCAGCCATTAGTTCTGCAAGATACTTCTGCCCCTCAACATTCTTCAACAGCCTTTGTCCTTGGCTATACGCTGTTTTCTTTGAATATCCTGCCCTTATCGCTGCTTGAGTTGCATTAGCATCAATCAGCCACTCTTTATAAAATTGTTTTTGTTTATGATTCAATGCCACTCAATCACCACCCTTCAAAAAGCCTGTCAGGTAAAGGAGGTTCAAACCCTGACAGGCAAGAAAAAAGACATGAACCCTGCTCATTAGATTCATGTCTTCAAATCGAATTATAAACTTTTACTGTTTGAGTATAACAAGCAAATTTCTTACATTCAAGGGCAATTTTAGGAAACATTCGGCAACTTTAGGAAATATTAGGCAAAAGTAGGCAATTTACTCTATTTTTGTCCTCATTTTTCCTTTTATTCAATATCCGTTGCACATTTGCCAATGCCCTTCCATGAACTGTTGTTACCCACCTGTACGACTTATGCTTATATTCAGCAACATCTTCAAGTGACATAAACTGAATATATATCATATGCAGCACATCATATTCCTGAGCTGGTAACTGTTCAATAGTTCTTACAATCTCGTTATGCTTGTTAATCAAATCCTGCTTCTGTTGAATCAGCTCTTTTTCAATGTCAACATAGTTTATCACGGCAGTAGCCATTGTGTCTGCTGCTCCTGATGTTTTAACCTTATCCCCAAGAACAGGCGCTGAAGTATTGTCTGCAAGCTCTTTCCATTTAACAATTTCAGCATCTTTGTTTTTTATCATCATATTGATTTTCTCAATCTGTGATAAATATTCTTTAGCTTTCACCTACCTAAGCCACCTACTTTCTTACTGCTTTTCAAAAAATTTTTTCATCATACATTAATACACCATCTTCACTATATACATGTATTTCTTTATCGCAATCTTTATACTCTCCGTCGCAATCTGTAACAAAATTACATGAAGTACATGCAACAAATGATGCGTCCATAGGGCAATCATCCGATCTGGTACTTTTTACGGACAACCTTCCATTTTTCTTAATTGTATAATCCCGCGTAAATTGCATTAAGTTATTGAATTGTAATTTACTGCCACATATAGGACATTTATTCAATATCTGGCTCATATGAATCACCTGCCTTTAATTGTTCATATATCTGTTTTACGTTCTGAAACTGTACTATTTCCTGTGATGTAGACCATCCAACAGGTCGTGCATACTCAGAACATTCACTTAATCTTTTATAAAAATTAAACAAAGCCTTGCTGTATCCGCCTGTATAAATGCTTTTCAATTTCTCCCTACATTCACTAAAAGCATTATTCTGTATTTCAGTCCCTTCCATAATTCCGCCTGCTTTTCTCAAACTTTCTCGAAATCCTGTAAGAGCATCCAAATAAGTTTTAGCAGTTGGAAGTTTATCACTGCCTTCCTTTGCCCTATAATAATCTTTACAATTCCTGCTGCATTTTGTACAAGGCATTTCCCATTCTTCTACATCTTCAAAGGCACAGCCTGCACATCCATCTGCGTTTTCTTTTTTCATCTGCTTTTCAAGGGCCTGTATTGCAACATCCATTGCATCATGTAATACTGAAGAATGTATTTCACCGCCCATCTCTAAATCAAACCGTATTGCTTCTATTGCTTCACTCTCTTTCATATAACCGTAACCTCACTTCCTAATTCCTAGCATTATTGGCAAGCAAACTGTTATAATAATCATCAGACTGCTTAGGTCTCTGTTGATAATTATTAAATCTGTTTGCATCAGGTGTGTGCTGCTTCTTAAAATCTTCTTCGCACCATTTACTGATAGTTGTATAATTGTATGTATTGGTGTACTGTTTTGCTCTCTCAATCTTTGAATCCACAAAAGACTTTCCATACTTCCTTACCAAGGCATTATATTCATTGTCAGTCATTGGAATAGATTCCGTGGATGTTTGTGGGGGCTGTTCTGTCTGGTTGCTGCTCTCTCTACACTCCCCTATACTAATCTCTTCTACACTAATCTCTTCTACACTAGTCGGTTTTTTGTCGGCAATTCGTCGGCAATCCGTCGGCAAATCGTCGGAAATTTGTCGGCAATCCGTCGGTAATGCATTTACATTGTTCAAATTAAGCGTGTATGCCTTGTTTTCCTTAACTGCAAGAAGGCTTCTTTCTTCCGTGTATTGTGTAGGTTTTAACTTGCTTGGCTGAATCTGATTGTGCATTTTCCAATGTTTAATAACAACCACACCTGATTCAAATGGAATAATAAAATTCTTAGCAACAAGGAGTTTCATATCATCATCAGAAGCTGATATTGACCGCTGAACACTCTTTGCATTATTTAAGAAACCTTCATCATCTGCATTCATTCCCAAATGGAAATATAAAGCCTGTGAAGAAAGTGGCATTTCCTTAAATGAATCACTATTAATAATTTTCATTGTAAACATCCTTTTTTCTGCCATAACTGTTCACCTACTATTCTACTTCCTTCTTTTCTCCATAAGGTGCAGGCTTTTCATCCCTATATATCCATGCAATAACCTTTCTTTCAACCCTGGATGTGCCAAGATTCCATTTACCCTTATCATTAATATAACTTTCAGTTACATTCCTTGAACCGTTTGCCATAAATTCATATGTCACCCAGCAATCCCTATACGGTACAGGAAGTTCATCTTCAACCTTTATCCAATCCATTATGTATCTCTCCTCCCTTAGAAACTCCTTGCATAATGTCTAAATGTATCTTCATTTTCTCTTCTGGCATCCTTTACATTCTTATCACCTGCAAGATCAGGATACTGTTCAACAATCTTTCTTCTTGCTCTTCCTACTGTTTCTATGGACGGCAAATGATAAGCCTTCATGTTCAACAAGAAATTAGGCAGCGACATTGAATCAATGTTGATTCCTTTCTGTGCGCTAATATGCTTGATAACATAGTAATACAGTATATTGTCAGAATTCCTTGCCTGAGGATGCTCCTCAAGAATATTCTTTACAAGGTTATGTATTGTCTTTAAGTCTTTTATTTCCATGCCCTACACCTCACTTATAATAACTTCTGTTCTAGGATTCTCTTTGTCATATTCAACCCTGCTCCCATCCATTGTTGCTATAATCTTGGAATTATCATCAATAACAACTCCATGATGTACAAGCACATCACATAAGGCTTCATGCAGATTGCAAAGGTCAACCCTTCTTCTTGTTGGCATATAATACACAGCCTGAACATTCACAGGTTTGTCTATAGTTTCAATCTGCGGCATAAATGCTGCACAATCCTTTTCATACTGCTTGTACAACTTACTTGGTATAATCATTGGTCTACCGCCTAACATGATAATCTGCTGGCTATTCTTCTTTGTCCTCGGTGGAAGCGGTATTGTAAATTCTGCTATATTCATATATTCAACTCCTCTAACTTCTTATCCATCTCCTCGCCAAGCTCACTAAGCATCACAATGGTTTTATACCAGATATATATTGCCTTATTGTAATATATGCTCTTAACAGCATCATTAAGGTTGCTATAAGAACCAATAGTGCTATAAATAGTGTTACCTTCCTTATCTTTCTTGTGTGTATTTTTCTTGGCCGTATAACTCATTGCATCTATATCAACAATATAATCATCATCAATTCTTACCATATTTCTCCTTTCCGACAGGGAACAGTGACCAACTGCCCCTGTCTGCACATATATTTTTAAGAAGGCTGCTACTGTGATATATTTCCCCTTCAGAAGTGCTTTAAGAAATAACTGTAATATATGGATATTCCATAAGTTCTTTCTGTAAATATTCCTTGATTCTCTGTGTTGCTTCCATCTTCCAAGCACCGCCATCAGCTTCAAAGATAGCGCACACAACACCTTCGTATTTATCCTGCTTCATTCTAAATATGAAATCTGATGCAGGCTGTTCTACTTCCAAGAATGTTCTATAAGGTGTAAGTCTGACAGGATTAGGTACAAGCGCATCACTCTTAGATGCAATACCTGTCTTGACTGTAGCCTTCTGTGTTACTCCATCATCACCATATTCAGCTACAGTTCCAGCTTCAACAGTACCTGCAAACTTAAGCACTAATGACCTATCGCATTCATTCATGAACTTTGACTGTAAATTAATACAGAACTTTTCCTGATCCATGAAACTATTAAAAGTAAAATCTGGCACTCTAGCAGATACCTCAACGAGATATTCACGATTTCTATTATCATCAAGCTGGCTGAAAAACCTTACCTCTGTTGGACTTGCTACCTCAATAATCATCTTGCCTGCCATAATATCAATACCGCCCTTAATGTAATCTACAAGGCTTGTAAGAGTATGCATTGTGATAGAATCTGCTCTTGGAATGTCCTTATGTAACAGATACAATGATTTATCCGAATATGTCTGAACCTTTCCATCAACATTAATGTCCTTAACCTTTGCTTCACTTAAACCAACTATGTACTGTAATGCTTCTTTAATCATAAAATTCACCTTTTAACCTTTCTTACATAACACTTGCTTTTCTAAAATCAACGACAGAATTATCATTAAGAATTTCACCTGTTGACTGGTCTACTATTAATTTCTTAGATTCTTCCCCATGCTCCTGAGGGTCGACAAAATCATTGAATGACATCTGTCCTTTAATCTGCTTACCATATTCCTCTGCATACATTTCACCCGTCTTAAGGTCTTTGCCTATAGAAAAGGCTGTTTCCATTGGTGCCTGTGGCGCAAGCTTCTCTACCACTTTAACATCAACCTTAACATCATCTCTGTTTTCGTTCTGAACAAAGTCCAGAGAAATAGTTATCTTTCTTTTTACTTTGTAAGATGTATTCGCATCCTGTAAATTATCAATTACCTTTTCAAAGGCCTTATTAAACTTTTCCTGTAATGCGCCACCTAATATGCCCTGTAACTCAACTGTATTCATATGCTTGTTCCTCCCTTAGATTAATTGCTTCCAAACAATGCCATCTGTGCATCTGCTGGCGGCTGTACTGTTCCAGAAGCTTCAGGACCTGTCTGTTCCTGCTGTGGTGCTTCCTGTGGCTGCTCCATATCAATGATAGAATCATCATTTTCAACATAATCCTTAGTTCCATCCTCATTGATAACCGCCATATCGCCATCAAAAGCCATCTGCATATCAATAGACATGATTCCCCACTTGCTGATTAACTGTCTTAACATGGTCTTGTAAGCCATGCCGTCAAAATTCTTTTCCCAAAATGTATATCCCTTCTTTGCCTTATATCCTGGTGAATACTTGATTGCATGGGCTTCCATCTGCTCTTTACTCCAATAAATAGCCTTTCTGAATCCATTGGTAAGCTCAAACATTGCATAATAACCTACTGTTGGAAGTGCTTCTCTCTCATTCCACTTATTAATCATTAAATTAACCTGAATATCCTCATTCATTGGGTCGAAGTATTCAAGCTCACCTTCTTTGATAGCAAGTACATTAAGCTTCTTATACTGTCCTGATCTGATAGCAAGCTGAATATATCCTTTATATCCAAGCTGAAACTGTGCAACCTTGCCCCTGTTTTTATCATTAAATGGCACCATATAATAATGTCCTAACTGTGGGGATGGTGAAAGCTTTAATGACTCTCCCAAAAGGGCTGCTGATAAAATACTCTGATTAGTACACTCCTGAAGTGTTTGATTCGTATTTACAGCTGATACAATGGATGCAATAAACTTCTGACCATCCTTGCCACCTATGACACTATTAATCTGATTCTTTACAGCATCCTGTGTAAGATATGCTGTAAGACCTAATCTCTGATTCTGCTTCTTAACTAAACTGTTCTGAACTGCCATATTATTCACCTAATCCTTCCATAATCGACTTTAAAATATCCTGAAGCGTATCTGGAATCTGCTTCTTTAATTCTTCTATCTCTTTTTCATTCTGCTCATCTGACTTCTTGGAATTTTCCACAATCTTATCTAATAATTTCTCTGCTTCTTCCTTTCCATACTTTTCCTCAGTTGACTCCCTAAATGCTCTTAAAATACTTTCAATTTCACAGCAAATAACAGCTCCGTTGCCATTAATCTCAATTTTTTTACTTTCTACATGAATCATTCTGTTTACCTATTCCTTTCTAAAAATCAAATTTATTCCAGTTATCATACATTTTCTTGTACTCTTTTCTTATCTGATGTCTAGAAACAACACCATATACAAAAACTGCAATGTAAAGTACAAATGCTATAATTTCAGGTAGACATATGTACCACCATGACCAATTAATAACTAATTAACTTCAAAACAATAAACACTATTGTTAATATCTCTGTAAATCCCATTTTCCCTAGACCTCCTTAAATTCAATATTTCTGCTGTTAAAGAAGCTCTTAAGTGCAAGGGCCTCTTCTGTTGTAAGCAATGCCTGAAAAGCTATCCACTGTCTTGCAGGTGCAAAGGCTTTTGCATCCATTTCCTCATCAACGACTGGTGGAATAAATTCTTCTTCAGTTACCATCTGTTCAGCAGCCTTCCTTGCTTCTTCCTCTGCCTTGCGTCTTGCCTGCTCTGCTTCCATTTCAGCCTTCTTCTTAGCCATATCTGACAGTCTATGAGCTTCATTTAAGGCTTTTCCTATGTCAAGGGTAGAAATATATGTCTGCTGTGCTTCAAAGCTGTATTCAGGCAAATCAGCAAGTATAACCATTTCATTCTTAAACTTAGCAATAGCTTCATTAATCACATCCTGAATTGACTTCATGGAAGTTGAAGCATTAAGCCACTTGTTATCAAATATTTTTTCAAAAGAAAGACCTTCAGGAACATCACAGTTATCCCAATATTCCTTAATAGCTTCCATCTTTTCAGACTTCTGCTTTTCCTCATACTCCTTAACCTGCTTATCAATTACAGCAACAGGCTTGTCTATAATGCCGATAATCTCATTAATCTTCTGCTTAAAATCATTAAAGGGCTGCATGTATTCCCTTTCCCTTCTGATTCTTTCATCATTAAGTGCTTTCTTGAGCTTATTAAGATTAGCCTTATCAGCCTTTGCCTGCTTAATCTGGTCGTCCGTATACACTAATGTTTCATACATGGATACCTTCTCTGTAAGCTCCTGCTTAAGTTCCTCATAATTGAACGTAATCTGTTCAGGAACTGCCACCTCATTAACTTTTAATTCCATTTCATTTACCTCACTTTTTTATTTTCTTAAATCCACATTATTCGTGGGCTTGTCTTTGTTCCCTTAACCCATACAAACCATGCATAACATACCGCCTTGGGTGGTTTTTCAGGCTTAACCCCATTCTTCCAACAATCAATTCTACTTCTGAAAACATATATTCTTTTAGGTGGGTATCTGTCGAATAATTCCTTACGTTTTGCGCCTTCCAAGAAAGTAAGTTTTAAAAACATTGCAACCTTCACAGATTCCTGTGATATATCAAGGGCATGTTCTACAAATTCCTTTGCCATTGCATAAGGTGGATTGGTTATAATATCCCTGCTGTTTCTTGGTACACCACCTGCTTTTAAAAAATCCTGTTCAAATGCCTGTTCTGAATATCCTCGGTCAACAATATCTGATGAAATCACATCAAAACCACGCTTCAACAAAACTTCTGAAATATGACCGCCACAAGCAGGTTCTAATATGTACTGACAAAATTCTTCAACTTCAAGCAGCTTTTCAACTACTTCAGGATTGGTTGCATAATAATCTAGTGCTGCCCTTTGTTCTTCTGAATGATTGCTTGCGCCATGCGTTGCATAAATTGATGCGGCATTGCCTGTCCAATCTTTATTAACTGTCATTCTCCGCTCCTTTTCTTATATTTCAGGAAGTACCAATGCAGGTTGCTTCCTAGTTCTCACATATTGCCAAAATTCCGAACCTTTCTGCATCAGATAATTAATATCTTCCTGGGCTTCTGTTCTTTCAATCTTGTAATGTTTGGTTTGCAAATAAACTTCGCCATTAAATTCAGATTTAAGCTGTCCTTTTAACACACAAAAATCTGCTTCCATCACCGCCATGTAAAAACAGCATTGGCAATAATAATTCATAGGTATCTGGTGATTCCATTTCTCTTTCTGCATAGATTGCAGGATGTTGGTTGTCTTAATCTCTAAAATACCATTTCTGCCTGTCTCTTTTTCCGTAAGCCATCCGTCCAAAGAAGCCTGCGCCCAAGGATACTTATCATTCTTAAATGAATTGTTTTCTATGTAATGCACTTCATACTGTGGAAAATCCAAAGCAAATAATGCTCTGAGATGTTCTTCTGCCTTTGTTCCATACAGTACATATGGTTCATTGGAAATATCCTTTGCCTGAGCTTGTCCTGTCTTTTCCATCCATAAATCAATGTTAGACTTGTACGGATTGCAGCCAACCACAGCACTTATCTCAGAACCGCCTATGCCATTCATACGATTGGCAAGCCATTCTTCCCTGCTATTAAGGACCTTCATTTCAACACTCAACAAATTCACCATCTTTCAATCTGTAAAATGTATCTTCTTTAATATGTTCACCATCTACATATTCTGTTCTTACACACTTAGGAATCCAAATGGCATATCCCTTTTCGGTTTGTTCATCTGTCCTTACCCATTCAACCAAAGTGATCCAACTGCCAATCTTGGCTTTTACCCTTGAATCACATCCTGCTGCCATAACAACTGAATGTTTACCCTTGGATGTTATCTTTGCGAAATCTCCACTTGAACCTATCTTTGCGAAATCTCCACTTGAACCTATCTTTGCGAAATCTCCACTT